GGATGCTGGCCGCCTTGAGGAAGTTGAACCCGGGCATCCGTGCGCGCGTGTACCAGGGCGCCCAGGACGCGGAGGACTGGAACGCGGGGAAGCTGGACATCCTGATGGCGCATCCCGCCAGCTGTGCCTACGGCCTGAACCTCCAGCAGGGCGGACACCACATCATCTGGTTCACCCTGACCTGGAGCCTGGAGCTGTACCTGCAGGCCAACGCCAGGCTGCACCGGCAGGGGCAGGAGCACCCCGTGATCGTGCACCGGCTGCTGGCGCAGGGCGGGATGGACGAGGCGGTGGCACGGGCGCTGGAGAAGAAAGACGGCCTCCAGGAAGAGCTGCTTGAGGCGCTCAAGGCGCGCATTACGAAAGCGAGGGAATCCGCGGCATGACAGGAGAACAGTTTTTAAGTTCCATCCGCTACCTGGATTATGAGATCACGGCGCTGGACACCTCCCGCGTGCGGATGGAGGGCCGCCGGCAGGACCTGCTGGAGAAGGCGGCGAGCTTTGGCGCCAACCTTTCGGGCAACCGCGTGCAGCATGCTGTCGGAAGCAAGACCGAGGACATCGCCGTGCAGTTGGCGGACCTTATCTCGGTGGAGGAGCTGGCGCGGAAGATGGAGAACTACCAGCAGATGATCAACCAGCGCATCGACATGCTGGTGGACTTGAAACGCCAGGCGACGGATTTAATCAATCGACTGCCGGACACCAGGCACCGGGCTGTACTGACCTACAGATACCTTGATAACCTCAAGTGGTCAACGATTGCCGACCTGATGGGGTACGCGCAAAACTGGGTGGAAGGCCGGTTAAAGGCACAGGCGATTGAAGCCTTCGAGGGGCTTTATAAAAACAGTCAAGTAAAAACAAGTATCATTTGACGAAAAGATGTGATACCTTAGAGTCGCAAGAGCCGGGCGGGTGCGCCGGGCTCTTTTCCGTTGATAAATGTGTGTGTGCCGCGCGGGGCTCCCCCGCGCCGGCGGGGCGCGTTGAGCGCAAGGACCGCAGTGTGGTGGGGCTGGGGTCAACAATTTCACATTAAACGACAGGAGGCCGCATGACGATTCCTGACACGGTTCACATCGGCGGGCTGCCGTACGCGGTGAGCAGGGTGCCGCCCAGCCTGCTGGGCGAGCAGCGTGAGGGCCTCATCAGCTACCGCGAGCAGGTGATAACCGTGGTGGACGCGGACACCGACTACGCGAAAATCACCTTTCTGCATGAGTGCCTCCACGGGATGCTGGAAGCCCTCGGCTTAACCGAGGCCAACCAGGACGAGCGCCTGGTGGACGGCCTGGCGCACCAGCTGTACCAGCTGCTGGAAGACAACCCGGCGCTGCTGGAAGCGGGAGACGATGAAGGCGGGGACAGCTGATGACGGGGCCGAGGATTCCGGAAGACATCCGCCGGAAGGTGAAGGAACTGAAGGATTCCGGGCTGACCTGGGCGGAACTGTCCGTGCGCATGCAGCGGGAGCACCCGGAGGAATTCGGGCATCTGGATCTCGTCCAGGTGCGGACGCGCTGCCGCAACGCGCTGGCAAACGAGCGCCTGTGCGGGCTTGCCGGGGCGGAAACGGCCGGGAACGGCAAGGAAGGGCCCGAATCACCCGGGAACGGCAAGCAACGGCCCGCGCCGGCCGGGAACGGCAGGAAACCGCAGCCGACGGGCGAGGCATCGGCGGACAAACTGCTGCAGCTGCTGGGCCGCGGCGGGAGCATCCAGGACATCAGCGGGCAGATGGGCGTATCCCCCCGGGTGGCCGAGGCGATGATCCAGGACATCCGGGAGCAGGGCTACAACCTGCAGGAAAAGCAGGGCGTGCACAGCCTGAGCAAAATCCTGCCGCCGACGGACAACTGGGTGGTGAAGCCCTGGGGCGGGGAGAAGACCGTCCGCTTCGGCCTGGTGTCTGACACGCACATCGGCGGCGTCGACACCCAGCTGACGCTGCTGCACCACCTGTACGACAAGTTTGAGCTGGAGGGCATCACCGACGTCTACCACGCCGGCGACCTGACCGACGGCGAGAAGATGCGGCCGGGGCACGAGTACGAAATCTACATGCACGGCGCGGACGCCCAGGCGGAGCACGCGGTGAAGGTGTACCCGAGCCGGCCCGGCATTACGACCACCTTCATCACCGGCAACCACGACTATTCCTTTGTGAAGACCCTTGGCCTGGACATCGGGCGCCAGATCGCCGCACAGCGCGAGGACCTGGTCTACGCCGGCTACATGTCGGCCATTATCCAGCTCAGCCCCGGCTGCACCCTGGAGCTGCGGCACCCGCAGGACGGCAGCGCCTACGCGATGAGCTACAAGCCGCAGAAGATCATCGAGGCGCTCTCCGGCGGCGAGAAGCCCAGCATCATGGCCATCGGGCACTATCACAAGATGATGTACATGGAGTACCGCAGCATTCACAGCCTGCTGTGCGGGACCACCGCGGCGCAGACGGTGTTCATGCGCGGGAAGGGCTTAAGCGCCCACATGGGCGGTGTCATCGTGGAACTGAAGCTGCGGGAGGACGGCGTGATCAGCGAGTTCACACCCAGGTTTATCCCCTTCTACGCAGCGACCAAGGACGACTACAAGAACTGGATTTAACGAAAGGAGCGGCGCATGGGCAAACTGAAGAACGAGCGGCATGAGCGCTTCTGCCAGGAGTACCTGGTGGACCTCAACGCCACGCAGGCCTACATCCGCGCGGGCTACAGCCCCAAGGCGGTCAGCCAGTGCGCCAGCATGCTCCTGGCCAAGCCCGGCGTGCGCAAGCGCGTTGACGAGCTGCTGGCCATCCGCTCCGCTCGCACCGGCATCAACCAGGACCGGGTGGTCCGTGAGCTGGCGCGCATCGCCTTCCTGGATCCGACTGCATTGGCGGACCTGGATGAAGTCAAGATTTTGGAGAACGCTGCGGCGGATGACCGGGCGGCCATTGCCAGCGTGAAGGTGAAAAGCGGTAGCGACTTTACCGAGCGCGAAATCAAGTTCGCGGACAAGCTCAAGGCCCTGGAGCTGCTGGGTAAGCACCTGGGCATGTACACCGACAAAATTGACCTGACCACCGACATCGTGCTGGACTTCTCCGGCGGAGCGCCGGATGGCGATTAAGCTGACCGGCATTGAGAAGGCGGTCAACCCCGCCTTCCTCCCCCGCCTGCGGATGTACGAGCCGCGCATCATCGTGGAGTATGGCGGGGCGGGCAGCGGCAAGAGCCATTTCGTGGTTCAAAAGGTGGTCATCAAGGGCCTGGCGCAAAAGCGCCGGGTGCTGGTAGTGCGCAAGGTGGCCAGGACGCTGCGGGAAAGCGTGTTCAAGCTTTTCCTGCAGGTGCTTTCCCCCCTCCGGCCCGCGGTGCGCAACGTCAACAAAACGGACATGACCATCACCCTGGTCAACGGCACGGAGTACCTCTTCTCCGGCATGGACGACGCGGAGAAGATCAAGTCCATTGTCGGCATTGACGACATCGTGATCGAAGAGGCCACGGAGCTGCTGGAGGAGGACTTCACCCAGCTGCGCCTGCGCCTGAGAAGCCAGGGCGAGCACAACCAGCTGCACCTGATGTTCAATCCCGTCAGCAAGGCCAACTGGGTGTACCGCACGTTCTTTCTGGACCCGCCGGCCAACGCCGCGGTGTTCCACTCCACCTGGGAGGACAACCGCTACCTGCCCCGGGAGTATGTGGAGGATATCCAGCGGCTGCAGCGCACCAGCCCCGCGTACTACCGCATCTACGTGCTGGGGGAGTTCGCGACGCTGGACAAGCTGGTCTACCCGCTTTGGCAGAAGCGCATCGTCAGCCTGGACGAGGTGGCGGGGCTTCCGGCCTGGTGCGGGCTGGACCACGGCTATAACGACCCCGCCGCGCTGACCTGGGGGCACTACGCCGCCCGGGAGAAGCGCATCTACGTGACCGGGGAGTACCGCCGCGACGAGATGCTCAACGACCAGCTGTACCAGACCATCTGCGACCTGGGGCTGTCCCGGGCGCGCATCGTGGCCGACAGCGCGGACAAGAAGAGCAACGAGGAGCTGCGGCGCATGGGCCTGACCCGGCTGCAGCCCGCAGCCAAGGGCCCCGACAGCCTCATCAACGGGATCAAGTGGGTGCTCAGCCACGACCTGGTCGTCGATGAGCGCTGCGTCCACGTCATCAACGAGCTGGAGAACTACACCTGGGTCAAGGACAAGCGCAGCGGCGAATACCTCAACGAGCCGGTCGATGCCTTCAACCACCACCTCGACGCCCTGCGCTACGGCCTGGAGCCGATGCGGGGCACCGGCCTGGGCTTTGCCCCGACGCTGTCTTCCAGGACGCCCACCGACAGAATCTTTGTGAGGTAATCGATGCTGACAGACCTGAGCTTCCTGGACCGGGGCA